TTTTGTAGCTAAACCAAAAGTAAAGCGTAAAGGCGTTCACTCTAAAAACTCTTCTAAAGGGCAAAAGGGTTATAAAAAGAAGTATCGAGGTCAAGGCAAATGATACAAAAAGATTTAACATTATCGGTTGGAAACATAATTTGGATTATAGGTATTATCTTTACAATGGGTATAGCTTATAGTCAGATAGCTCAACTTGATGAAGATATACTTGTTTTAGAGAAAAGATTGGAGAAGAAGATAAAAGTAATAAACGAGTGTGAAGATAAAATACACGAATTAGAAAAAGATATAGCAACATACAAAAACTGTAAACACCATAAATAATATGAAAAATTTTATATGCAAAGCGTTATACTATATTACCTTTAAGAAGGTATGTTTTGGAATGTGTAAAAGCTGTAAGAAATAATGGAAGAGATATTAAAGCTAATAGAGGGATATGGTTTACCATTAGTGTTATTGCTAGGTGCTTTATATGCTCTCTACCGCTTTCTCG